CAACAAAGTTATCAATCGCACTTTCCATATTGCGTGTGATACTACTGAATGCTTGTCCTGCTTGTTGGGCAGCGTTAGTAGCATTGTCCATGTAGTTGTCAAATGCTGTCTTCCAACCCTGTTCCCATGTACGACTTGCTGTAAGGTTTAATGTTTGTGCTTCTGCAATTCCTTTGTACTTCTGTGCAATTTGATCTAGACCATTTGCAAGTTCTTGTGCTTTCTCTGATGTTAAGCCATCACCACTATCTTCAAAGCCTGCACTAAATGCACGGCCCGCTTCTAATGCTGCCTTACGTGCATCTTCTTGTATCTGTGCCATTTGTTGTTCAAGTGGGCTACGTTTTGCTTGAGCACCTTCGAACTTAACATCTTTCATCTTGTCATTGGCACTAACCATTAGATCGCCAAGTTGTTGTTGACGACTAATCTGCGCTTCAATGGCTTGAGTCATTCTTTCCATGCTGGCAATACGCTGATTTTCTTCAAATCTTAATTTTTGTACTATGCCTATTTCATCTTCAATTAGTTTACCATTACGAATGTGGTTCTTGTATTGCTGATCACCTAATGTTTTAATTTGCGCTAGTTCTTCTTTTAACAACTCAATACGCAAGTCACTAGCCAATGCTTCATCGTTTGACAATCCTTTGCGCTTTTTAATTTCTTGATCAAGTTCTTGATTTGTTGCAGAGAATTTCTTATCTAATTCATTTCGTAAATCTAAGTATCTTTGGGTTTCGCCTCTTAAGGCATCTGCCATTTCAATCTCATCTTCAGTCATTTTAAGTTTTGAAGTTTGATACTGTAGATCACCTCTTAACTGATTAGAATAATTTTCAGATTCACTAGTCAACTTAGAATATTCAAGTTGCATTTGTTGCAATTTGCCTATATGATCTTGGAATATTTTACCACGAGCCTTGGCTGCTTCGTCTTCAACTTCTCGATTTTTCTTTTCTGTTGCTGCCGCCATATCTCGATTGGCTATTTCACTAGGGGCTCCTCTACCAGGAAGACCTTCTCTTGGATCTTTTATTTTTGTGTTAGCCAATCCAAAGAATTCTTTTAACTTATCGATACCAACATCAATCCAACCAAATAGACTCTTAGATGTAAGTGCTTTAAGCGTTTGATCTAACGCAATAAATGCACCAGATACCATAGCAATGAATGGAAACATTCTTACTAATGCGATACCAATAGCGAGAAAAGCGGTGACAGCGTATCTTAAACGAGCACCTAATTCTAAAAATAATTTACCTAAACTTCCAATTCTTCCACCTAGTGCGGCAAAGCGAGGAGTTAGTCTCCACCATGCGCTAAAAACTTGTACTGTTTTAACTGCTGTCGCTCCAATACTAGCAAAGCCTAACGTCATTAGTGCGGCACCAAATTTAAATGACGCAAATGTAGCGAGAAAAGCCGCTCCTAATATCGCAAAAGTTTTAATTAGTTTTTCGATGACATAAACGCTTGCAGCCAATGCGGCAATCGCGGCACTAAGTTTGACAATTGCTTCAATCATATTGCCAATCTTTTCGTCATCCATTTTGTTGATGAATTCTACTAATGGTTGTATCGCTTTCAATAAACTCATTTGTAATTTTTGAGTTGCGATATCAAGTTTGTTTTGCATATCTGCTGTTTGTTGCACAGCCTTAGCCATACTTATACTACTAGCCGTTGCTGATTGCATTTGACTAGCAACGCCTTGAATGTTAATTCCACGGAAACTCTTACCCAACAAGTCTGTAGTTAAGACCGCACGTTTGCTGGCATCATCTATCTTAGCCAAGCCTTGCACTGTTTTAGTAAGAATGTCTTGTTCACTTAATGTTCTTAAATCATTAATTGACACGCCCACTTGACCAAATGCTTCTTGCGTTTTTCTACTACCATCGGCTGCTTCACCAATACTTTGAGTTAACTTATATATTGACTGTGTTGCTTGTTCTGCTGTACCACCATTTAAACTAACGGCTTTTTGAAACCCTAATACGTTTTGAACTGCCATACCAGTAGCATCACTAACGTCTTGAATACCATCTGCAAGTCTAATGACATTACTGATAGCGGCGCCAATAGCAAGACCAGCAAGCGCAGATTTTAAGCCGGCAAATGTATTATTGAGTTTGTCTACACGTTTGTTTAATTGGTCTAAGTTTCGTTGCGCGGGGCCTGTGTTAACGTCAACTGAATATGTTAAATCTGCCATTTTATTTTGCCTTTATAATTTGTGCAACACGTTTTTTAATGAATTCTTCTGTAGGTTTTGTCATACCCTGTGGTGCTTGCTCACTACCGCGCAGACCTCTACGTGTCATGTGTCGACCTTTGTCTAATACCTGTGCGTACTGATAGTTGGCTTCAATAGTGTCACCCTTAAGTTTAGTGTTTCTTCTTGCATTACCAGTTTTAACAGGCGTATTCTTAACAAACTCTTTGTATGCCTCTTGTGGCACTTTATCTAGTTTGCGTTGAATACGCTTTAGTGATGCAGACATTTTGTTGACTTTAAGAGTAACTGACATTACTGACTCCTAGACTTATTGAGAATGTCTTGCAATTCATTTGTTGTAAAATCAGGTATAGGTTCTCTATCATTGTTCATTGCCTTCTTGTGATGGTAATTCTCAAATGTTAGTGATGCGTCCATAATATACAAATCAAATGTTGTTGCTCTACTTAATATATCACTTGGTAACATTCCATAACGTTTCCCAAGTGAATCTATCATTAGTATTGACATCATCTTTTCAGACTTTGGGTCAATACTGTCATTCGTTACTTTCCCAAGATATCAGTCACCTTTGTAATTGCCTTCATCAATACATGAGTTGGTAGCATTGCATCATCTTTAAGAATTTGTTTACCTTCTTCGTCTAAGATCAATGTTTTAACTATGTCAATGATATTACCTGTTTCGCTGTTAGACATGTTTGCTAACTTCATAAACACATCCATTGGTTGACGATCCCATGTGTGGAATGTAATGGGTTCATTAAATTCCTTGACGGTTTCTTCATCGTCAATGATGATTTCAATTAGTTGGGGTTTTGCTGAGAGTTGTGAGAGTTTCATTTGTTATTTCCTTTAAGTTGTTGTATTGTATTTAGTTATTTTCGTCTAGTTGTTCTAACAGTTGATTTAACAATGCTAGTCTAAACGCTTGTTTTGCTTTAAGTTGCTTGACTGTTGCCAACATGTTATCTAACATGGGCATCATCTTAGCCTCGTCTGCAATAAGACTTCTTATCTTTTCTTCTGGGGTGTGAATCCATTCTTCGTTCATTTATTGTCTCCTTGATTTGTTATAAAAAAGGGAGATACCTTGTGAGTATCCCCCTCGTCACATGTTTAACTAATATTAAACAGTACTGTTTGTCAATGAACCATCAACAGCGATTGTCAAAGGACTGACCCAAACAGGTGCATCTGGGCTAACAGTTGGTGCTAGACTTGTAATAAATCCTGCGCCACTTGTGTAGTGTGAACCGTTTGCATTACCTGAGTAATATACTTGAAAGTAAATTGGGTCTTTGTCGATAGACAAGTTGCTTAGACCTTGTCCGGCTGCAGTGTTTCCACCAGAACCAAAGTAGGCTGCTGTGTCTAGAACGATATTCATAGAAATCTCGTTGTCTGCAGGTGTTGCTAATTTAGCCATTGCTCCAGAGTCAAGAGTTGTATATGAATATACACCAGTACTGTTAGTAATGGTTACATCCTGTACAAAAGGTACTGTTATAGCATTCGCTGATAACGGTGTTACTGTATCAATCTTTACGATTGGGAATGATCCAGTTGTGTTTACGGTAATTCTTGCCATGTTATTCTCCTTGTGTGATTTTATTTAGGCGTTATTGAAATTCAAGTCTATGCATACGAAATGTCCAGGTGTGCCTTTCGGCTTGTGGTCCATATACTAATGCTTGGTCGAAGTCTCTTTCGAAGTATCCATCCATTAATGGTGTTGTAGAATCAGGGTTGTTTACTGATACCAAATCACTAATAATAGTGTTTACATCGATGTTGTGAGGATCATCTTGGAAACTAACGTACACTACTTGAAATTGATCAGTAGCATCATAAGTTCCTCCACCAAACGTTACTCCTAGTTGGTATGGTGTTCTTTCTACTTGATGCACATCGCTGACATAAATGCCATAGCGAACGATATCACTGTCACTAGGAAAGTCTGAATAGAGTGGGATAGCCCAATCTGGATCTAGACTATCTGCTAGTGAGTCAATAACATCTTGTGTATCAATGTATGGAGCAGCCATTAGAAATATCTCCTATCGCCGTTGAAGTAATCAACGTCAGCAGTCCAATTTTCTTCCAACTTAGTAGTAGGTCCATTAGGATTTAAACCACTTAGATCATACCAATTCATTAATTCAATTGCTTTGATCCATTCTCTCTCACAACGTTCTTTTGCGAAGTTGTAATTTTGCAAATCAACATCATTCATGTTTGATACGTCAGTAACTAAACTTTCGTAGAAAACTAGAATAGCACCAAACGTATCTAAACGTCTTAGTGTTTGATCATTTTTGATTAGTAGAGATGGATTAAAAGCAGATATCAATGCGCCTTGGGCGTTATTGGTATAATAGTAAGCACCAAGTACTGTATCACAATACTTTTGCCACCAGCCGAATTCCATCTTGTACAACCATTCTTGACTAGAAACCTGAAAATAAGGTTCCCAATCGACATTTAACGAAGCCGCTCTACGTTCCGCCGCGGGATCATAGAACAGTATGTCTGCTGCGGTTGCGTCTGAAATTCTTTGATATGGTACTGACATGTTTTAATTCCTGAACAATTGAGAGAGTGTTACCACTCTCTCATTTCATATATTAAGCATCTTGAACAATGTTAATAGCGCCACCACGACGAAGGTCACCAACACCAGAACCGAAGTATCCGACACCAGTCAACCAGATTTGTAGTCCACCAGGTACTTCACCTGACTTCAACTGCAATCCTTCTTTCATAACAGTGAACAATGCACTGTCACCGAAGTATGCACCGATCAAGCAAGGGCTAGCAGATTGGTTACCTACAACATTACGGTTTGCAGATTGCAAGAATGTAGTGAACATAACCATGCAACCATAAACAGATTCAATACGACCTGTTGCTAGCAATTCGTTACCCAATGCAGATAGGTTACTACCACCTGATTGAGAAACAGCGCCACCAGTCAATTCAGCAAGAAGACGATTCAATGAAGAACCATTCTGACCTGAAGGAGTTGCTGTAACTGTCATAGCATCACCGTTACTGTCAAGCACAATAACTGGAGTACCAGGCATACGTGCGACTTTGAAGTTTTGCTTAACGTTGCGAATCAATTGAAGAATTGAGTTAGCAGTAAAACCTTGTGTTTGTGTTCCGCCTGTAGAACCACCACCCATTAATTCCATAGCGCCTAATTCTAAGACACGTGGGAATCCGTCAGCAGGAGTTGCTGTGTAGTTTGTGTTGCCTGGAGTTGCTTTGAAAGACAAGAATGCCTTAGTAACACGTTGGTCAACTTTTTCAGCGAAAGACTCACCCAATTCAGCGCCAAGAGTAGCAGCCAATTGGAATGAAGTTGTCCATCCGTAGAAGATGTCGAATGCTGTTTGTGCAACTGCTGGAGTAGCAGTGATAGAACCTTGACCCAATGCAGGGTTCTGTACAACAGCGTTACCTGTACCATATGTACCACCAGTGCCGTTAGCATTGTAGTCTTGATATGTGATTGGTGCGAAGTTAGGAACTAAGAACTCATTACCTTGTGTAGGGGTAACAACGTTAGTCATTGTAACTAGACCAGTAGATTCGTGCATTGCACGTAATGCGAAGTTTGAAATTGCTTTAGTGAAGCCGTCTGCTTCATTATTAGCACCGCCGAGAACGTAAGCCATGATATTTTCCTTTAATTAAAATTTGTTGGCAATCAGAGTACTTTACGACTTGAGTTTGTGACTGACGCTGTTACACCTAGACCTTTGAGTCCTACTTTTTTACCAAATCCATTCTTGCTTGCCCATGCATTAAATGCCGCGGGGTCACGTGAATAATCTGGTATAGACTCGTCTGCTGCACCAGTGAAAGATCCCATACCAGGTCTTAAACCAGATCCAGAATTTAGTTGACTCTGTTTTAGAAGTTTAGGATTACCCTGTGCAACTTCTGTAACTAAACCCTGAATTGTCAGTGGCATACCATCACTACCATAACGCTCTTGACCTTTGTTGTTTACGATTGCGTAAGTGCCGTCTTGATTCCATTGAATGTTTGACTTAACTTTAGTTAATGCGTAGTCTATAAGGTCTGGGTCGAATTTGTCACTCATTGATCTTTGAATGTCAGAATCAAGTTCCTTCTCACGTAGTCTTTGTTCTTTTACGGACAAATCGTTTTGAAGTCTTTGAAACTGTTCATGCAAGTCATTTGTAGTGACACGTCCCGAACTTTGTTGCGGTGCGGTTTGCACTGTCGGCTGTGCGGAGCCACCGGAGTTTTGAGCCCCTACTCTAGCCATGTATGCTAATGCATCTTCAACACTTTGGAATTGTGTTCCGCTTGCGTTTGATAATGCGTTTAGCAAACTCTGAGTTGTGCTTTTACGAATAGCACCAGGGTTAACGTTTTGCTCACTATTTTCCTGACTTACATCAGCCTGAATAGCACCAGGGGCTTGGTCGTTGCCAACGAAATTTGAATTTTGATCCATTATTAATTAGTTCCTTAGTTATAACGTAACAAACGAGTTTGTATAAAGTATTTATACTTTGGCTGCTAATATATAAATTAGCGGCCGGTATTCATAGTGTTCAACAAGATTGGGGCTACTTGTTGAGCATATGGTGTAACACCAAGTTGTGTGATAGGAGTACCTGCACCACCTAAGATGCTTGTATTGTCACCATTCTCAGCAACACCATCACCGTTGTCTGTTGTTTCTTCTTCTTCACCGTACATCTCATGTTCTGGTATCATGCTTGGTGCCAAGTCACGACTGTTAATCTGTTCATTGTTATCAGTCATTAGTGTCTTTAGTTCACCTGCAGGTAGTGTTTGAATGTAAGCATTCTCGTACTCAGGAATATCTTCTGCTGGTGCAAGCATAGCAATGATTTCTTTAGTGATAAGACCTTGTACGATTTCATTATCGCCCGCAAATTCTTTAGCGGATCTAATCAATGCCATTCTGTAGTTTGTATCGTGTGCTTCATAGTCAGTATTGTAGTGTATTTCACCTGCCCAACGAACGTCCATAAAACGTGCGACAAATGTAAAGATCATTTCTTCAGTGACTTCCATTAGTCTTGCTTTGGCTTTTGCTAATCTGTGCAATTGCTTGCGTTCTTCAATGATAGCAACGCCTGAGGCTATTTGGTTCTTAGTATTCCTTAGTCCACCTAAGCCCGTAAGTGCTTCAATCTGTTCAAGGATATCTTGTTGTGCTTTGATAATTACATCAACATCTCCTGTATCGATTGCAATTGCTTCTACTTGACCTTCTGACGCTCTTACGATTGCGCCGGCGTGAACTGGTATAGTAATACCTTTATCAGCACGAATGATAGTGTGTGCGAATTGAAGTGCTGTATACTTTTCGCATTCTAATTTGTAATGTTCTTTCTGAGCATCCGTTGCTGAATCAATATCACTAACACCAAAATCAATCGTTCTAGGGTCTCTACGACCATATGCGATAAAGACTGGGATACTCATGCCTGGTGGGTATACACCTTCTCCGGTAAGTTCGGGCTCACCATGAATTTTACCAGGACCTTTTTCAACCTCGTAACTCTTCCAGTAACTTGGTGTGTTAGCATCACCAAGATGATAGCATTTAAAGTAATAGCAATCTTCTTCTTCCATTTCTTTAATCTTAATGTACTTGAGCATGGGCTTGCCACCGTAGTAATCAAACTCCCAATCCCAAACGTCTAATGGATTAATTGCACAAACATATGGTCTACCTAAACTACCTTCACCTTGTTGTGGCATATCGACAGCAACCCAACAGTGACCATATATACTTGTAAGATCACCTATTGATTCCATGAAACTTGTAAGACTACGATTGTTTAAATCTGCATCTAACATGAATAAGTCTGCCCACTCTGTACTCTTAGGACTAAGATATGCACCTTGTGGTGTGCAGAATTGTATGTTTCGTTTGACACCTGGCTCGAATAGTACATCATTAATAGTGTCAACAATGTAACGACAAATAGGTTGTGCAACAGTGTTTGATACTAGATCATTCCACAGTGTTGAGTCTTCGCTAGGTCTTTTCTTGCGTACCATCATTTTAAATGGCAGTCCCCCAAGATATGCGGCTTGATACGTTAACATTTGCAAGTAAATGCCATTGTATACGGGGTTCTTTTTTAGTAGGTCTGAGTTCTTCATTAGTATAGTCTCACAATTAGGGATTTAACCATATGGTGCATAATATATTTATGCTTATGGCTTTTGTTTGCACTTATCCATGTGCCAAAGTGCATGTGTTGTAACTGGACCTTCTACTCCACAATGAGGGCAGATTGTTCTATTCACTGGTCCCGTACGTCTAGGTGTTCTGTTATGTCTATCATTAGCAATCATATTCTCTACAATATTCTGTCGAGAAGCAGAGTATAAGTGATCTGGATTAACACAAGTATAGTTGTAGCATGTATGTCCTATTTCAACACCAATTGGTATTGATGTATTATGATGTTGTTCATAACTTACACGATGTGTTAACTTCATGCGATTACCGTCACGTATGAAGCCATACCCTACATTGTTAGTGGCACCTTGCCACTCCCAACAATCATTGTCTTGTACAATTATTCTACTGAACAATCGTTTTTGTACTGGTTCAAATTTGCCTTTTGTCATATGTATTTAACTCCATACCATGTGATCTTCTTGTTGATCACCATTCATAATCTCTTCCCATGTTGGGCCGCCAGGATAGAGAGGACTGTCTGGCATATGCTCTAAGCCAGGGCGCACACGACCTTGTAGTCTAGGATCCATACCAACGTATTCGCCAATGCCTAGACTGTCATGTGTGATTGGGAATAGGTAGTGTATGCCATATCTGATACAATCTCCTAAACCGTCTATGTGTGCATACTTTTGCTCAGTGTACTTAACTAAGCGTTTACGAGTTGCATCTTCAAAGTGATAAGTCTGTAGGGCATCAATCAAAAACTTATCGTCTTTCTTAACTACTAATCCACCACGTGCTATAAACGCATTCGATGTATTGTCAGTGTCAGTAACAAGAGGATTAGATTTGCGTGTGTTAACAACTGTAAATCCATACTTCTCAATAATTGTTTTATCAGTGACACCAAATGGGCTTGTGGTATCTCTGTTAGTTTGTGCACCACTCATGTCAATGATACTGTTGATTCTACGCTTAGGAAAGTCAGCACGAATTGCTTGTGCTATGCCTTCTGTAGAACAGTCCGGTATTGCATAACTCTTTAAGATTTCTATCTTACCGTTAACGTCACCGGCTTTAACAACCTGAGCAACTGTAGCGCACATAACACGTTTGTTCCAGTCGTGAAAAGAATACAAATCTCCACCTCTGTCATTGATTGTGTCAACGGTGTACTTGTTCTTGTCCCATGCGTAATAGAACATGTCAGCCACTGACTCCCATTGACACATGTAATCTTGTGCAAACTTTAATGGGCTGATGATGCGTTTCTGTTCTTCAATAAAGTTTCTGTTACCACTACGCATTTGCAAATAGTTGTAATGTCTTACAATGTATTTGCTTGGGTTTTGTAATGCTAATTGGAACATGTCGTGCAATGGTCCGGTACCGTTTGGTGTACTGATAACAATCAATCTACCGGCAGTGTCAGGCTGTCCCACTTTAGGTCTAAGACGGTTTGTGATTTCTTGCAATGTATCTTGCGTATACAATGCCGCTTCGTCAGCGACCCATACGCCAACGTTTAAGCCTCGTAAGTTCTCACGTTGTTCTGCGCTTTTACAACGAATGAATGTGCCATTGTGAAAACGAATTGTAAGTTCAGAGTTGTTGATATCCTTACCGTCAACAAGCCCGAAGTATTCTATACAACTACGCTTTAATGGCTCCCATATCAAAGACTTAATCATTGCACCTGTTGGAGCACTGTATATAATGTCTTTGCCTTTGTGATAGCGAGGGTCAGTTGCGAATATAGGTAAGGCTATAGACGCAAGAAACGTCTTTCCACTACCAACAGGCACAATATCTATACTGTGCTTATCAGTAGTGAGCCAGTCACGCAAGATTGTGTTCTGCTCGCCATACAACGGTATATCGATGTTAC